GCTTGTGTTTCTTACAATGGTGACATTCTTATCCATCGCGGATCAAATCCATCAGGACAAAATCTCACTGTATACATTAACTGTATTGTCAATTCATTGTTGATGCGCTCTGCGTATTTTCATTTGTGGCCTGCCGAACTTGGCCCACCTCAACCTTTCCGTAGGAATGGTTCAATGATGACATATGGTGATGATGTATCTGGTTCCGTCCGTAAGGGATTTGACTGGTTCAATCATATCTCTTTTGCTCAATTCTTGGCTGAACGTGATATGGTTTTCACTATGCCAGATAAAGAATCTGAACCAACACCTTATATGAATGATAGAGATGTTGACTTCTTGAAGCGCCACAACATTTTCAATCCCGAAACAGGATTGATCCACGGTGCTCTACAGGAGGCATCTATCTTCAAATCACTTCACTCTGTTTTGAAGTCTAAGGTTGTTTCCCCCCAAGACCAGAGTGCCATGAACATTGATGGTGCTCTCAGAGAATGGTTTCAGCACGGACGCGATAAGTATGAATTGCGCCGTCAGCAAATGATTCAAGTTGCCGAAAAAGCACAACTTTCCCACATGTGTTCTGAACTTCAGATCACCTATGACCAGCGTCTCGCTATGTTCAAGGAGAAGTATGACTGCTAATTTGCCAGCACCGTCCTGCAATGACGATAAACTTAAGCAAACCCCGGAGCTATTCGTGGTGATAAGTTTAAAATAGCACTCATGTATTGGATTACCGTATGTTAGATAGTTTGTATGTTTGTATACTATATATAGGCTTGCATGTCTCGTGGCAGTCAGTTGACTACCCCTATTTAGGGGAGGCCTCGCCAACCAACCAAATATACTGAGGATGGAACGTAGAGTAGCGTACCCAATCCAATATACTTAAATTACTTACTAGCCAAAATAATTCAAGTGCTGACGGAGGTGCAGCGTATAACATCTCCAAAGTCTCGAAAGAATCGAGCGCCCAGACGACGAACTTCGTCGATGGGGACTCACCGTGGTCATACGACATCGTCGCAAGCCCCGATGAAACAACAAAACTCTCGGGTTTCACTGACGCTCAACTGGGTGATTTCCTCAGTAGGCCGATTAAAATCAAAGAGTATCAATGGACTCCTTCGGCTGCGTTGTCGGTTACGCGTTTCAATCCGTGGACCGAATTTTTCGGCAATGCTGACGTCCTTGATAAGATCAATCGCTATCGTAACTTGCGCTGCAACCTTCGTTTGAAGGTTCTAGTCAACGGTAATAGCTTTTACTATGGTCGTGCTTTGTTATCTTACAATCCTTTTGTTACAGATGATGAGGTAACTGTCAATAGAGCTTTTATCGAACAGGACTTAATGCAAGCTTCCCAAAAGCCACATCTTTTGTTAGATCCAACTTCTTCTCAGGGAGGAGAAATGCTCTTGCCATTTATATGGCCAGAAAATTATTTGGATATTACGAAGGCTGGTTGGCCTGATGAAATGGGAGAAATTGACATTCACGATTTCGATGTTCTTCAACATGCCAATGGGGGCACAGACCCCATTACCGTTACTGTTTTCTGTTGGGCTGAAAACCTTACTCTTTCAGTTCCTACTACTGCATCCGCTCAGGGTGCGGTTGAAGAAGCTGATCTTGATGAGTTTGGATTTCCCAAGCCTTACAATAAACAGGCCAGTACTAAATCAAAGAAACCGATGAAGCACTCCTCCAACACATCGTCTAACGATGAGTTTTCAAGTGGAGGATTAATCAGCAAACCTGCGTCGGCAATTGCTTCGGCTGCAGATGCTTTATCACAGATTCCAGTACTAGCACCATATGCGAAAGCAACTTCTCTAGTCTCCACACGGATTGGAGATGTTGCCCGCATCTTTGGATATTCTCGCCCTCAGATTCTAGATGAAATTAAACCATTCACTCCGCGTGTTATGGGAAATATGACAAACTCTGACGCTCCTGAGGCCCTTATTAAGTTAACTCTTGATTCTAAAAATGAATTGAGTGTAGATACTAGATTGATGGGTCTCGGAGGTGAAGATGAGTTAACTGTTAATTCTATTGCACAACGATGGTCTTATTTCAGACAATTTGATTGGCCAGAAACAGCAACAACGGATACTATGCTTACTTCTATGATTGTAGCTCCTCTTTATGGAGACACAGTCACATCAGGTGTCGTCTCTGAAGTTCACACCACAGCATTAGCTTATGCCGCAACACCATTTGAGGCTTGGCAAGGTTCTATTAAATTTCGATTTAATGTTGTGTGTTCTGAATATCATAGAGGACGTATTCGTATTGTCTATAATCCAGCTACATCGCCAGGCGGTGCCATTCCATTTAACCAAACTTACTCTACAGTTATTGACATTTCTGAGAATAGAGATTTTGAGTATGAGGTAAAGTGGGCTGACATTCGCGCTTGGGCTTTTAACGCTGGATTGGGGACTATCACAGGCTCTACGGTTTACGATGACGTGAATCCAGTTACCTGCGGTGGCGTATATGACAATGGATCTATTTCAGTTTACGTAGTAAATGAGTTGGCAACGCCATCTCTCACTGCTGCTGATGTGAAAATCCAAGTCTGGGTCGCTGCCGGTGATGACTTTGCCGTTGCTGTTCCAACAACCAAAAACATATCCTTGCTCTCCCTTCATGCCCAACAGGCTGAAATGGCTCCAGATGCCACACTAGCATCTGCAGAGGATACTTCCAATTCTCCCACTTGTGTGGAGGCTGTAGAAACATTTGCAGCCGGGGAACATATTCCTG